TTTATGCAATAAAGCACCATGGGCCAAACGTGTACACGGAGTTAAAGGCTTTGACGCGGCACACAAAGCCGCCGCCGCCGCCGCTGAAACAGATAGATTCATTACAGTCGATGCTGACAATATAGTTCGCGATGACTTTCTAACCATTGAATTAGACATGACAAAGATTAACAGACATGATGTTATATCATGGGCGGGCAAAAATGCTGTCAATGGATTAGTCTATGGCAATGGCGGTTTAAAACTATGGCCCAAGCATGTTGTAGAACAAATGCGTACACATGAAGCCGCAGAGGATCCTAAGGCACAGGTAGATTTTTGTTGGGACATTTATTATCATCAGATGAATAACATCTACAGTGATGTTCATAATAACGCCAGTGCTTATCAAGCATATAGAGCAGGCTTTCGTGAAGGTGTCAAACTAGCCTTAGAAGGCGGCGGACTTGTTGATCCACGCAGACTTAAACAACGTGTACATGATAGAAACTACAAACGTTTGTTAGTATGGGCCAGTGTAGGTTCAGATATTGACAACGGACTGTGGGCAATGTACGGCACTAGACTGGGATGCTATATGTCAAATATTGCCAGACAAGATTTTGATTTTACACTAGTTCGTGACTTTGAATGGCATGATGCATTCTGGAAAGACAGTGTACAACCACAATTTGAAGGTGGCAATGAAAGATGTATGACTTCAGGTTGGACATATGACAAGAAAAAACTACAAGATGAGATTTTTAAACTAGGCGAAGCTCTACGCACTAATCTAGGATTAGAAGTAGCAGAATTGGACTACAACGGTAGCAAGATGTTTAAAGAAAGTTGGATTAACCCTCCGCGCCTCGGAGCACAAGTTAAAGAAAATCAAGTAGATAACTCAATAAATTAATTATGGAACACAATAAAGATATCATTGCATTTCAAAAAAAGATTAACGATGTTAGTCCTAGTTTTTGCATTGCCAAATGGAAGCAAGTAACCTTGCATTTACAAACAGGTCACAACCACAGTTGCCACCACCCTACTACGCATAAAATTCCTTTAGATGAATTGGCTGCCAATCCCAGCGCATTACATAATACGAACTTTAAAAAAGAACAACGTAAAAAAATGCTGGAAGGCGAGCGTCCAAAAGAATGCGACTATTGTTGGAAAGTAGAAGACAGCGCACCAGATGCACTCAGCGATAGAATCTACAAGAGCTATGACGTATGGGCAAAGCCTCACTTCGATGAAGTTCGTAATTTGCCTTGGGACAGTAACGTTGTTCCTAGTTATTTAGAAGTTAGTTTTAGTAATGTCTGTAATTTTAAATGTAGCTATTGCAGTCCACAGGTCAGCAGTCTATGGATGGAAGAAGTCAAGCAACATGGTCCTTATCCAACACACGGTAAATTTAATGACATTGCCGGACTTAAACAAATTGATCAAATGCCAATTCCGCATAATCAATACAATCCTTATGTGGAAGCATTTTGGAAATGGTGGCCCAGTGTTTATAAAGAGCTACAGCATTTTAGAGTAACAGGCGGAGAGCCGCTGTTAAGTAAAGATACGTTTAAGGTTTTAGATTATGTAATCGAAAATCCCAATCCTGATATACATCTAAGTATTAACAGCAACTTGTGTGTGCCACCACAGTTGTTTGATAGATTTCTTGAAAAGGTTAAAATCATCTGCGAAGAAAAGAAAGTTAAAAAGTTTAAAATTTTTACAAGTTGTGATGCACACGGAGCCGCCGCAGAATACATTCGCGATGGTTTGAATTACGAACTATGGCTAAGTAACATTCGCAGAGTGTTAAAAGAAATTCCCGAATGTACGATTACCATTATGAGTACCTACAATGTTTTAAGTGTACCTACATATTCGTTGTTCTTACAAGATGTGTTAGACATTAAAAATGAGTTTGGAGGACACGATGCAGTTCATGCTCCGTTAATTTTAGATGCCCCGTTCTTAAGACATCCTGCACATCAAAGCATCTTTCATGTCATGCCTTCAGCATGGGCCAATGAATATATTTTCGACCAAGTAACAATGATGTATCGTAATTTAGAAAACGGAGAATGGTACGGAAGTGCTAATCAAGGATTCTTTAAATGGGAAGCTGAAAAGTTTAAACGTATATATGAATTAACAATGAATCAAACAGATCCCGAAGAAGTAACTGTATACCAAAAAGACTTGGTGGCATTTGTTGATGAGCATGATAAACGTCGTGGCACTAACTTCTTAGCTACATTTCCAGAGTTTGAACCTTACTATACTAAGTGGAAAAATGCAAAATGAGAGTGGCTATTTGTCTAAGTGGTCAGCCACGTACCTGGGAAAAATGTTATCACACGTGGATTAAACTGATAGATACAATTAAACAAACGTATCAAGTAGATGATGTTGATATTTTCTGTCATTTATGGGATTTTAATACCCCGCCTCATAGATTATTAATGTATGAAGGTTGGGATTACGCCACAGTTCCTGGAGAGCCTATATCAGAAGAAGAAAAAATTAGACTAATCAATGCCTTAAATCCAAAAAAATATTTATTTGAAAATGAACGTTCAAATAAAAACAAAATTGAAGAAACTCGCAGTCGAAATATGCCGCATATCAACGAGCACGGACAGACTAATCTAGAATGGGTATCAGGCCAGTTTTATAGTATAATGTACGCTTGTCATTTGAAAAAAATGTATGAATTTGAAAATGATTTTAGATATGATGTTTGTATACGTATGCGAACAGATATGTTTTTTGAAGACTATCAAGTAAAGCATTTCGTCTCTTACGATTTAGTTTACCCGGAAGTCAACACATTTTATAGCTGTCATACTACTAAAGATGCTATACAGTTTCCTTTTCATAGATTAGGTGACGTATTTTGGTATGCTGACTCTGTTACATTTAACAGGATCTGCGATTTTTATAGATGGTTGCCTATTATAGGTAAAAAAAGCTTCAATAATAATTTAGTAGGTACTGAACATTCTTTATATTTTTATTCTAAAATGTTAAACATAGAAATATCGCCGTTGACTTTTGACCCTAAAATTTATAGAGGCCGAGACTATTTAAATAGAAAAATAAAATCAGGATTAGAAGGAGAGTTGGGAGACCATGAGCTTATTTAATATAGAAATAGATTCTCTTACCGGTGATATAGATTCAATTACCGATCGTGTTGTAAATAACGTTATTATTCCGCAGCCACCGCCCCCACCACCTACAGTTAAGTTTAGAATTGCAGTATGCTTTAGCGGCCAAGCAAGGTACTGGAAAGAAAGCGTTGCAAATATTAAAAGATTTTTTGAATTTGAATATCAACATCCTGAAACTGGTTTAGAAGTAGAAACCGATTATTTTATACACACATGGGATACAAATACATGGAGACTACCTAAAACTGATCACAATGTATTTGAAGATGTAAAACACAGCGACGACGATGCTATTAAAGAAGCATATAGTCCCAAAGGTATTATAATAGAAGAATACAACAAAGACAGATTTATACCTAGAGCATTTGATCCAATGTTTTATAGCTTTGCGAGAAGCATGATGCTTAAACGTGATTACGAATTAACACATAGTTTTCAATATGATTTAGTTATTAAGGCACGTATGGATGTTGTATATAGTCCGGCAAGGCAATTTCCATTACAACGAGTATGGCCGGGAATTTGTTATACTACAACACCAATAAGTAAATTTGCAAGTGAATTTAATTACAACAACTTTGATGATGTTTTATTTTATGGCGACAGTCCTACCATGGATCTAATGGGAGACTTATATACTTCACATACCATTACACGCCCATTAGAATATCAATATAAAAATCAAAAAGAGTTAAACCTAGACCCTGTATTATATTATGGACCAGGATGTTTATTATACAAGTACATGACAACATTAGGAATACATCCCGACGGCAATCGTGTGTTTGAATACGCTGTGATGAGAAGCACAGCAGTTGAAGCAAAATTAGATTCAATTTATCAATATGAAGAAATTAGGAGAAAATGGTTTGAGTGGTATATCTAAAAGAATGATTGATATAGTCGATAATAAGATAGCGTCAGAAATTATCTGCGATGGTGATAGTTGGGTGTTCGGTTGTGAAATTGCAGATCCTAATATTGCAAATAGATATCCTCCGGATACACATCCCGGAGTTTATGATTTTATAGAAGAAAATGATAGTTATAGGACTACTAAGATTTTTCCAACGCATCTAGCAAAGCTATTAAATGTGCCAGTGACAAATCTTAGTTGGCCAGCAGATGACAATGGAACTATTTTACGTAGAACTATAAATTACATCTCTCAAAAGTATCTAGCAAATAATATTCCCACTGATAATTTATTTGTTATAATTGGCTGGAGCAGTCCAGAACGAAATAGCTTTTGGTATAAAGACGATAATTTATCACATCTATTTAGACTATGGCCGCAGGTTCCGCATTTCGAATCTAAGGAACAAGAAAAATTTTGGGAACTATACGTTTCGTACTTATGGCATGCTGAAGAATATATTCCTAGATATGTGTTGAATGTGTTACAACTTCAAAATTTCTGCCAAGCTAATAATATTAAATGGATGTGCTTTAATGCGTTTTATCAGACTCCGAATGAATCTCCAAAAGGTTGGAATGATTTAGAGATTAAAAATGAAATTAAAAAAATAAAGCATAGAATTGGCGACCATGTCTATCAACAATCTACTAATACTTTAAAACGTATTACACATGTAAATGACTATTCTGCATTGTGGGATAGCATTGATCCAATTAGATTCTACAAAAAAGATCAGCCAAACACTACTTTTAAAAGTTACATAGAGGATCCTGCAAATAACGTTAGTATTCCTTTAACAGGTTGGCACCCTAGCCCCGAAGGCCACGAAGCTTGGGCGAAAGAATTAGCTAGATATATAAAAGTAAACAATCTGTTATGAACAAGCAATTAATAGTATGTGGCGATAGTTTTAGTATTGGAATTGGTTGCCATGATTTAATTAATGAACCTTATGGTAGCCTATTGAGTAAAGAGTTAGACAAGCCCTTACTCAATTTTGCCAAAGGCAGTAGCACTAACATGAGTATATACCTACAGGCAAAATATGTCTCTGAAAACTTTGCAGAGTCTGCCGATCTAGTTATAGTATCTAATACAAGTTATGATAGAGTAGAATGGTTTCCTTGGGATCACAAACATCCCACTGGAGATTTAACTAACACCGATGTCAACTATCACGAATATCCCCCCTACGGAGAACACACATATCATGTAATAGATCAACAAGTAATGTTAGAAAATCCAATGAAGGATGATTCTAGATATAACGGTAAATTATTCACAGATAACTATATGGGAGTAATAGACTATTGGGAAACTTATGGCAAAGAAGACCTAAACTCGGGTTACTATAAACGTTTTATCAATGAACCAAAAGCAAGAATGAAAACACTTTATGATTTTGCAACAACTATACATGATCCAATTATTAATAGAATATACAGCATTGGAGTTTTGACATTGGCACATCAACTACTAAAACGAGCAGGATTGAAACACTTAATTTTAACTCATGAAGTTGATGAGTATTGTAAATACATTGATGAAGAAAATCTATGTAATCTATCGTGGGGACAATTAAGCATAGATTATCCAGATGATTTAAAAACATGGCATACTAGTGCTCAAGGACATAAAGTGGCAGCAGCCACAGTGATGGAAAAATTAAAAGAGAACACGTGGTATTAAATGAAAATAGCAGTTTGCATTTCAGGTTACTCTAAAGAATTAACGCCACACGCAGAAACATGGATTGAACTTTTTAATTCATTAAACTGCGAAGTTAATTATTTTGCTCATATGTGGGATAATAATGCCGACGTTATTAATAGCGTATTGAAAATTAAACCACATAAATTTATAATTGAACCCGATGCAAAACGTAAACAAGTTAGTGTGATATTACCTGAAGATGATACGTTATATAGTTTTATGCGTTCAGCAAATTTAAAAAGACAAGATGAAATAAACAACCATTATTTCTATGACGTATGCTTTAATGTAAACCTTAATGTTAAATTTCATGAAGAAACTGTTGAACAGTTTAGAGATATATTTGTTAAACCTAAAAATAATTTTATATACACGTTTAATTCAGAACACGTAGAATACTTTCCATTTTTTACATTAAGAAATGATTTTTTCTTTAGTAACAGTTTAACATTTGACAAGTTGGCACAATTTAATAGATTTTTGCCTGTTATTAAAAATGCCGCACCCGTTCCTGCATTATGGGGATACTATATTAAAATGTTAAATATCAGAAATAAAAACAACATACTACCATATGAAAAATTTTAGAATTGCAGTTTGCATAAGCGGACAATCTCGTACTTGGGAATATTGTAAAGATAATATTCTTCATTTCTATGACATAACTGAACATGCTCAGGACCACGTAGAAGTTGATTATTTTTTGCATACATGGGATATTAATTCGTATAGGGATCATGTATCTGGAATCGAGTATACTAATTTCAGAGATGAGCCGTTCAACGATGGTAACAGACTAATTGAAGCATTCAGTCCGAAAATAGCGGAAGTAGAAAGTTACAGCGACTTTATTGCTAATAGAAATTTACAATATCCCAATTCCCCGTTTACTGCATGGGAATCAATGTATCATAGTATCAAGAAGAGTATAAATTTTAAAAGACAATACGAGTTAGACAACAATTTTGAATACGACTTAGTTATTAAAACAAGATTTGATTGTATATATGATCCTAGTACAAAGTTTATTGCATATATTCCCGAAGTTATGAAAGCATATACTTCATATAATATTTCAAGGATACTAAACGAGTTTAATTCTAATAATTTTGATGAAGCAATATTTTTTGGAGAAAGCAGAACTGTTGATTTGATATCTGCGGCTGGAGATTTGCATATGTTAAATCGATCTACAAAAGAACATCAATCAACAATAGAATTTGATATTTTGCCTGAAGTGTTCTATGGACCCGGTGCATTGATATATAAGCATATGACTGATATGAATGTATGTCCCAGTCATCACTTTGTTCCGTTTATATATGTGGTTGCAAGATTGCACACAGTTAGTTCTGGATTAAATCCTATGACTGATTGGCCACAGGTTGTGCAATCTTGTAAGGATTGGTATATATGAATATAATTACTAGAACAACTGATGCTATTACCAATGCCTACGATTTAGAAAATCTACATATAATAAAAAATTTTCCAATTTTAATGAGTTGTGTTAGTCATGATAAAGATGTTGACGTAGTTTCAGATTTAATATGGCAGATTAGTCCAAGCTCGGGACTTATACAACTTAAAGAATTAATTCCTTTGGATATTTTGTATAGGGAACAGCACAGCGGGACAACCGGTGATTTATGGTTAAAACATCATCAGTCTTTTTCAAAGTTTTTACAAAAGTATAAACCTAAGGCAGTATTAGAAATAGGTGGCGGACATGGTATACTTTCCACTGACTACGTTCAATATGATTCTATTCCATGGACAATAGTAGAGCCAAGTCCCGCGCCAGTCGATGGGTGCCCGGCAAAGATTATCGTAGCATTGTTTGATGAACATTTTGAATTTCAAGGAGATTTTGATACAATAGTTCATAGCCATGTATTTGAACACTTGTATCAACCCAATGCATTTGTTAAACATTTAGCCAACATAATGAAAGATGGAAATCAACTTATCTTTACATTGCCTAACATGGAAAAAATGTTAAAAAACAATCAAACTAACTGTATTAATTTTGAACATACCGTATTTTTAACAGAGCCATATGTAGAATATTTGTTGGCAAAACACGGGTTTAGAATTATTGAAAAAGAATACTTCACAGAATGCCATAGTATATTTTACGCAACCGTTAAAGATAGCACAGTTGTTACAATTGAACTATCTAAAGAGTTGTACAACACCAACAAACAAATATACATAGATTACATTGACTATCATAATAAACTGATCAATGATTTAAATAATAAAGTGCAAGAAATTGATGGACCTGTTTACTTATTTGGAGCACATATCTTTTCACAATATCTTTTGGTATGCGGTTTAGACGGTTCAAAAATTACAAGTATTCTTGATAATGATCCGAAGAAACAAAGTAAGAGATTGTATGGAACAGATTTGAAAGTAGAATCTCCAATTTTATTAAAAGACATAAAAAATCCAGTTGTTATACTTAAGGCTGGATTTTATAACGAAGAAATTAAAAAAGATATTCTTAGTAATATCAACGCAGGTACAATATTTTTAGAATGAGGATATATGGAAATTAAAAAAGTAACCAAGCATTGGGGTCACGAACTTTGGATCGCAGACGGCTCTGCTACTCCATATGCAAGTAAACGCATTCTATTCAAAGCCGGTAATAGAACTAGTTTACAAGTACACGAATACAAAATAGAAACTAATTATGTACTAAGCGGCACAGGTATTTTACATCGTAGTCGAGAACCACTAGACATTGTCAAGTTTTTAGAACAAGGTATGACAAGTAAACAAGTAGAAGAGTATGAAACAACATTTGATGTTATAGAACTCGAGGAAGGCGTTGTATTTAATGTTACACCTGGATATGTGCATAGGGTAATAGCAACTACTGACCTAGAGTTCATGGAAACTAGTACCACTGAACTCGATGATGTAATTAGACTACAAGATGATGGCGGAAGAACACACGGAAGAATTAGCTACGAACATGAGTAATACTGTTATTATCCCAACTGCTGGAACTGGCAGTAGAATGGGCAACTACACTAAAAATCTTAATAAAGCATTGTTGCCTTATAAAGACAAACCCGTGTTAGCACATATTATTGATAGCTTTCCCAAAGACAGCAAATTTATTGTTCCCGTTGGATATTTAAAAGAACAAATTATAGACTTTTGTAAGGTAGCATACAGCGATAGGAACATAGAATTCATAGACATTGATGATTGGACTAGTGCAAAGTCTGGTACTGGATATACTTTATTACAATGTCGAGATTTAATTAATACAGCCTTTTGGTATGTACCCTGCGATACATACTTTGACGAACAGGTAGTAAGTAAAGTCAATAACAATGATTGCTATTTTGTCAAGCAAGTGCCCGAGCAAGACACCCATCTATATACAATGTTTAACACTGGAAATAGTTTCCATATCACAGATATTAGATTTAAACAACCTGCTCCTAAGTTTTGGACTGCATTCACAGGACTGATGTACATCAACGATTACACAAGTTTCTTTGATAAACTGGAAGCTAGTAATAGTAACGAGTTTATTGGTATTATTAAAGTAGGCAGTGACACCGCTGGCCTTAACACTTGGTTAGACTTTGGCAGCCCGTCTGTGTATCAAACTGAACTCAGCAAGAGTCAAAAGTTTGACTTCACTAAAAAGGACGAAGTAACTTACATATGTAACAACCGTGTAGTTAAATGGTGGCTAGATGACAGCATAGCAAAAAAGAAATACGATAAAGTATTGGCCAATCCTTATGTATTCCCTGCCAATTGTACATACAGCGGTAACTATATGGCCTATGATTTCTTTCCTGGCAAGACCCTCTATGAATTCAATAACCCTGTAGCGTTTGGTGAACTGTTAAATTGGTTAGAAACTAATGTATGGAAAGACTGTGATGCTGATATACATGATGCAAGTATGGAGTTTTATAAAACAAAAAGCCTTGCACGTATTAATAAGTTCTTAGAAAAGTATCCTAACATAAAAAATGTTACTAACATTGACAATGTTACAGTTAAAGATTATAGTTACTATCTAAATAAGATAGATTGGGAATATTTAGCCACTGTGACTCGCCCTGGCTTTCTGCATGGCGATTTGCAGTTTGATAATATTGTCGTCAGCGACAGTGGAGAGTTTAAGATCATAGACTGGCGTCACGAGTTTGCAGGCCTAGTTGAATACGGTGATATATACTACGACTTGGCTAAGATGGCCGGAGGTTTGATTATTAACTATGCCAATATTAAGAATCATAACTTTAACATTGAAATTGACAACGACAGCGTTACGCTGAGTATTCCCAGCGTCGAGCATATTACAGTATATCAAGAACGTTTAAAGAAATATATTTTAGCCAACAATTTAGATTATAATAAAGTACAACAACTAATACCAATTATTTTTTGGAACATGAGTCCTTTGCATACTGCACCATTTGATATATTCTTATGGTACTTGGGCATTAAATTATTTGCGGAGTTAGACAATGAGTAATCCGACACAGAGCCAAATAGCATTAATGTACTTTCAAAGTTTCTGCAAGAAAGATACTGCAAGTTTAGAAGTATTGTTCAGCGACAGTATTGTATTAACAGACTGGGAAGTTCAAATAGTAGGTAAAGATAATATTTTAAAATTTAATCAAAACTTCTTTAATTCAGTTAACGATATTAGAATTGATGTTGATAAAATTGCTGTGGGATTAGACACGGTCATTGCAGAAATAAAAGTAATAATTAACAATGCAATAGTAGCACAGGTAGTAGATGTTATTGAGTTTGATCAAGATAATAAAATAAAACAGATAAGAGCATACAAACGATGAAAAAATTTATAAGCCTAAGTCAGTATCCAGGAAAGACTGGGGAATACTTTTATACAGAATTCTTTAAGCATTACAATATAGATGCAACATATACTCCGCTGGCCTGTGATAATGTTGAACAAAGTATTAAAGATGCAATCGAAACTGGTGTTAGTGGTATTAGTGTAAGCATGCCATTTAAACGAGCAGTAATGCCATTATTAAACAACCGTCACCCGTATGTCGATATGTATAATAGTTGTAACACTATAAAAATAGACAAAGGTGTAACGTATGGTTACAATGCAGACTTGGCAGGGGTGGAATATGTGTGTAAAGAAGTAAAACTCGGAGATAAAATTACTATTTTGGGCGGCGGCGCCATTGGCAGTATGTTTGTTAAATATCTAGAAGAACAACATTACGGTAATCTAAACGTCTGCACCAAAAATGCAGGGACATGGAACAATAGATATTCTTATAGTGACGTTGTGATTAACTGTACTGCATTAGGCACTAGCACATTCGACAGTCCATACAAATTAGGGCAAATACCTCCAGATGCCAGAGTAGTAGTTGACTTGGCAATTAAAGACAACGAATTACAAGAACAATGTAAGATTGCTAGAGTTAAATATATTTCTGGACGAGAGTTTTATCGAGCGCAGTTTTTAAAACAATTTGAAATTTATACCGGCATAAAACCAAACATCGATGTTTACAACGAAATTGAAAGCAGACAATATGAAACAGTTTAAATTAGGTTTTGGACCAATGAGCAAAGAAATAATAGAAATACTTGCTCGACATACAAAAGAAAATAATTATCCGTTAATGATTATTGCTAGTCGCAATCAAGTAGACTATGTTACTGGATATGTTTGCACAGCCGCAGAATTAGCAGAACAAATTAAACCTTATAAAAATCCTAATTTATTATTATGCAGAGATCACTGCGGACCATACTTCAGCGATTTAGATCGTGGGTTAACCATCGAAGACGCCATGGATCGTTGTATGAAAACTATATCAGCCGACATTGCCGCAGGATTTGATTTAATACACATTGATGTTAGCCGTATTAAAGACAATCAGCTACACCATGCAAAAAGTTTAATTGAATATGCATTAAACTTAAATCCTGATATAATGTTAGAGTTTGGCAGTGAAGATAACACTGGCATCGATATTAACAGCAGTCTTGCTAGAATAGATGTCCAGTTGGGATTTTTAAATCCTTACAAGAACAATATTAAATTCTTTGTTACGCAAACAGGCAGTCTGACTAAAGATGGACAAGTAGGTACATTTGACATCGAACGTAATAGAGTAATAGGTGAACAAATTCGTGCCGCAGGATTCCTATTTAAAGAACATAATGCAGATTATTTTACCGCCGATGATATAACACAGAGAATAGACGCAGGCGTAGATAGTTTAAACATTGCGCCGCAGTTAGGTAAAGTACAAACAGATTTGTTGAAAGAATTTGCGCCTACAGATTTATGGGCGACATTCTCTGATTTAGTTTACAGTCAAAACTATTGGCAGCGATGGGTGCCAGAAGGTGTAACTGATCGAGATATTGCAGTGAGTGTCAGTGGACATTATTGCTTTAACAGCAATGAATACAGAGATATTATTTTAAGCATTGATTCTGATAGATTTAAATTGACGTTAGAGAAAAAGATTACAGCATTGTTAGATCATTACAAAACATTTGATTATACTCATCCAGAGGTACAATTTCAAGCTAGATTAAAAAAACGCTTAGAAGAACTACGCCAACGAGATCCATTTATATACCGATGAACATTTGGGGAATTAGTGCCAACAGTCATGACGCCGCTGTCAGTGTTTGGCATGATAAACAATTACAATTTGCGGCACACAGCGAACGCTACTCTGGCATTAAAAATGACGGAGACTTATGTGCTGGCATTATAGAAGATGCTGAACAATACGGCCGGCCAGATTTAATCGTTTGGTATGAAAATCCAGATTTAAAAACAGCCCGTCAATATACAGCAGGGCAAGGCGATAGAACTAAAGAAAATGATGTTAAAACTTATCTTGCAAAATATAATTTAACACAACCTTTACACATTGGCGAGCATCATAGAAGTCATGCTGCCGCAGGATACTATACAAGTGGATTAATAGATGCTACAGTTGTCGTTATCGACAGTATCGGTGAGTTTGAAACACTTACAGTTTGGCAAGGACAAGGTAACGACTTAAAGAAAGTGTACACACAAGGTTATCCGGATAGCCTAGGATTATGGTTCAGTGCCATGACACAACGCATTGGATTAAAGCCCAATGAAGAAGAATATATTCTCATGGGAATGGCTGCTTATGGTAATCCCAACAAATATAAAACCGCCATATACGAAGATTTCTTTGCTGTTATTAACGGACCAGAAGTTAAGTTCAAACGTAACTTACATCGTGGCTGTCCTGATTGGCGCTTAGATTTATTAAGAGAACAAGATACTTTTGACTTAGCTGCCGCAGTCCAACAAGTGTATACTGAAATATTACAAGGTATTAGTCGTTGGGCAAGAGCAAACTTACCCAGCAAGAACATTGTATTAATGGGCGGCTGTGCTCTTAACTGTGTGGCCAACAGTGAGATCACAGGTGACTGGGATCGAGTATGGATTATGCCAAACCCAGGAGATGCTGGAAGTAGTGTTGGCGCAGTCGCCGCTTTCTTCGGCGAGCAAGTTAATTGGCCAGGAGCATATCTTGGCACAAACATGGGAAAGGAATATCCAGTCGATGAAACTATTAGCATACTTACAAGAGATAAAATTGTGGGGGTGGCTAGCGGCAAGGCTGAGTTCGGACCACGTGCTCTTGGGCACCGAAGCCTACTGGCAGATCCTAGAGGTTCCGAAATCAAAGACACTGTCAACGCAATCAAGCGAAGACAGCAGTTCAGACCATTTGCACCAGCAATCCTAGAAGAACATGTGCATGACTATTTCGACATGCCCACAAACATAACAGCTAGTCCGTTTATGCAGTTTGTTGCTAAATGTACTAAGCCCGATGAGTTCCCTGCTATTATACACAAAGATGGAACAAGTCGTGTGCAAACAGTATCTAAGAATGATAGCCCTGGATTTAGAAAGCTATTAGAAAATTGGCACAGCCTAACAGGTTGTCCAATGTTACTAAACACTAGTTTGAACATCAAAGGTCAACCAATGGTTAATAATATTGAACATGCCCAAGACTTTTATTTAAAGTACAATGTGCCTGTAGTAACGTGAGTAAAAATATTAAATACTAGTATAATGCTAGATGTTTTTTTCCTTAGTTACAATGAGCCATACGCAGATGAAAATTATGCCAAACTTAAAGAGCTTGTTCCCAATGCTCGTAGAGTCAATGGTGTAAAAGGATTTGCGGCAGCGCATCAAGAATGTGCTAGACGCAGTTTCACTAATAATTTCTATGTAGTAGACAGTGATGCAATATTAGTCGATGATTTTGATTTCAGTTTCACTCCATCTAAATATTTAGATCTTTGGGGTAAAGCCGAAAGCGAACGAATTTATATTTGGCATAGTATTAACCCAATAAATAACTTGACTTATGGGCACGGAGGTGTTAAAATACTACCTAAGCAGCCGTTATTATGTGACAATAAAGATGTTATTGATTTCACTACAGGGTTTGGTTTAAGTACAAAAGTATTCAGTGCAATAAGTAACATCACAGCGTTCAATTACGATGAGTTTAATACATTTAGAAGTGCATATCGTGAATGTGCAAAACTAGCGTCAAATATAACTAATAGAGAAATACTAGACGAGATTGATTATGATGAATCGATAAAACTTCGAAAAGAAGTAGAATATAGATTGCAAGTATGGACTACCGTTGGTAGTGACAAGAATTTTGGCTTATATTGCATAAAAGGTGCAATACAAGGTAAGAAGTATGGAGAGAGTTTTAAAGATGATGAAGACTCTTTAAAGTTAATTAATGATTATGAATGGATGAAAAATGAGTTTAATAAATTCTTTTGACAGTGGTTTAAATAGAAAAAAACAAACAATACAATTAAAAACACCACCTGTTGTGTTTTTAAGTTTTGATGAGCCTAATGCTGATGACAATTTTAATCACTTAAAAAATAATCATCCTAATTCTACATTAGTACACCGGGTACACGGAGTTAAAGGATTTGATGCGGCACATAAGGCAGCGGCAGATGTTGCAGGCACGGATAGATTTTTCACAGTTGATGCTGATTGTTTTGTAGATCATGAGATATGGAAAAAAAGTATCGATATTACGCCTGATATTGCAAAAGCTACATTAAGCTGGAGTAGTCGTAATATTGTTAATGGTCTAGTTTATGGCAATGGCGGAATTAAATTGTGGTATGCAGAACATGTAAAAAATATGAAAAGCCACGAAGCAGCCGAAAAAAGTGACAGCACTCATAATGTTGATTTTTGTTGGGATCCTGAGCAATATAAACAAATGAACAATACGTATGGTGTTGTATATAATAATGCAACTCCTAAGCAGGCCTTTAGAGCAGGCTTTAGAGAAGGTATTAAAATGGGCCTAGATCAAGGTAACAAAGTATTACCAGAAGACTTTAAACATAAAATGTACCCAGCTAACTTTGCCCGCTGGCTAATATGGATGACAGTTGGTCGCGATGTTGAAAACGGTGATTGGGTTATTTATGGCGCACGTCTTGCTGCCTATAAGCTATATATAGAATCATTTGATCATACTGTGATTTCAGACTATGCTTGGTTTGATAAATTTTGGGATGAACAGATTGCCCAGTTAAATCATGGAGAATATATTAATGAACGCAGTCATAAATTAATGATTGATTTAATCTCAATATTAAATATTCCGTTAGTTGAACTCGATGCCGATCAAAGTGTATGGTTCAAACATGTACATATCAGTCCAGGAAAAGGATTGGGATGGCCGGCATTATTAAATCAAAGTGCGTTACCGTTGTTTGGTTTTGAATTGCCTAAATATTAAAATGATACCTATTTATTTTTTGTACACTGATGAAGACAATCTTAATGAAAATTGGGAACGTCTTCAGTCTAAAACTGACAATGCAGTTGCAGTTGCATCAGTGGGTAACATATTTGAAAGTCATAAACATATTGCCGGTCTATGCGATGGTGATAGATTCTATGTAATAGATGCTGATTCTTGGATAGTGGATAGTTTTGATTTTAACAAGACTATAGAACTAACCCCAAAGAGTGTAGCAGTATTCCGTAGTAAGAATCCTGTTAATGGATTAATATATGGCCATGGCGGGATCAAGTTGTTTTCTAAAGATTGTTTTAGTGTAGAAAGACTTAGTGGTCCAGATATGACAACTAGCCTAGCAGATAGTTATATTAAACTAAACATACTAGCTACTGAGCATAGATTTAATTATAATCCTTATAGTACCTGGCGAACAGCATTCCGTGAAGCAGTTAAACTAAGTGCAGGCATTAATAAAAATAACAATGATCAAGAAAGTCAAGAGAGACTGGCTATGTGGTGCGAAGCAGGCATTGAAACCAAATACGGATACTTTGCAATACATGGGGCTAGACAAGGTTGCCAATGGGCATTAGAAGATTATGATGCAATGAAAGTAAATGATTTCAAATGGTTAAAAAATAAATTTACAGAATGGTGCGGGATACAATGAATAATCAACGTCAAATAATATATGGATTGGAAAAATATTTTAATTTTGACAATGACAATATAAAAGAAAGTTTTGTAAAATATTTAATTAATATACAGCATCATATTGAATCTGATAAGCCTTGGGCATTAAAAGAACTAATAGCATTTGATTATGATAACTTAATAGATACGAACCGAATAGATAGATTGAATACATACACGTCTGTTTGTATAAGTCAAAATTTAAATATTGAAACTACTGTATTCCTTTTAAATTCTGCATTTCCCGAAGATAAATTTTGTAATATATTATCAATGATATTATCAAGAGGTAAAGAAAATTTATTAGCTTCTATTTTTAGCAGAACACAAATACTTAGTAAAATGTGGATAGGAGAAACAATATCTAAATTTCACAATAAATTTGAAAATGTATTGTTAATTGGTGGGTGGACTTCTCACCATACATTATTTTTTAATAATATTAAAATTAATAATCTAGTATCGGTCGATATCGACAATAGTATTAATGATGAATCTAAATTGTTTAATCCTGCTTTGATTATAGATAACAGCAATGCCAATGATATTTTTGATTCCAGCGGGGATATAAAAATAAACGGAATTGTGCAAAAATTTGATTTGATAATTAACACAAGTGCTGAACACATGGATTTAAACTGGTATGAAAAACTGCCGAATGGATCATTAGTGCTGATACAAAGTAATAATATGAGTGATAGTGATCACATTAATAAAGCAATAGATCTAGGTGATTTTTTAATGAAATACTCTATGTCAAAAACGTTATACAGGGGCGAGTTTAATTTTGATAGTTACAGTAGATTTATGTTATATGGTATCAAGTAATGTATAAAGCCAATGAAATTACCACAGTTCATTTAGAAGTCACTGAACGCTGTAATGCAAGCTGTCCCCAGTGTGCCCGTAACATCAACGGAGGCGAAGTAAATCCTCAGTTACACAATGCCGAACTGAGTTTAAATGATGTTCGAACAATTCTGAAGCCTGAATTTATCAAGCAATTGAAACGGTTATACATGTGCGGCAACTATGGCGATCCTATCAGCGCCAGCGATACCTTGGAAATATTTGAATACATTCGCAGTCACAATGCTAAAATGCAACTCAGCTTTCATACAAATGCCAGTGCTAAAACTCCTGAATGGTGGAGTAGGTTGCCCGCAGCCATGGGCAAAAGTCATTATGTTGTATTCAGTGTGGACGGCTTAGAAGATACCAATCATTTGTATCGTCAAGGCACAGTATGGAAAAAGATAATGGAAAATGCTAGAGCTTTTATACAAGCTGGAGGACGAGCACGTTGGGACTACATCGTATTCGGACACAATGAACATCAAGTAGAAGAAGCCAGAGCATTGGCAACTAGCATGGGCTTTGAAAAGTTTAATGTTAAAAAGTCCAATAGGTTCTTTAGTAATACACGTGGCGCGGTTAAAGCAGAACACCAAGCAGGCAATAGAAAAGGCGCAGAAACACAAATGTTAAGTATGCCCAAGAATCCCGAATATCAAAATGCCGCACTAAAACAATTAGAAAGTCTAAGCAAAGACAAAGACGAAGTTAAAATTGATTTCATAACAACTGTAGCAGAGTTAAAAGGTAGAATAGGACAACAAAAATTCAATGCGGATCCTGCTAAGAAAAAAGACATGGAAAAGTACTGGGATAGTGTAGAAGTTAAATGCAAAGTCGCAGAAGAGAAAAGCATTTACATCACAGCAGAAGGATATTTACAACCATGTTGCTGGACTGCGGGACAAATGTATGTTTGGTACTGGAAAGAACGTGGCGGCCAAATATGGGATGCTATTAACAAAGCTGGCTTAGATAGTTTAGATCTACGTGTTAATGATTTAAATGACGTTATCAACGGCAAATTTATTCAAGAAATAATTCCAGATTCGTGGAATAAATCTAGTTGTGCTGAAGGCAAGTTAGCAGTTTGCGCTAAAACTTGCGGCAATAAATACGATGCCTTTAAGGAACAATTTAAATGAACCAACCTATTATTTGTAAAGAATTAGAAAGTGGATATGACATCAACTTAGTTTCAGGAACTCTAAGTCACTGCTGTAAATTTGAATATATACCGCCTAATCAAGAAGAAATTGATTCCTTAGGTTACAAATATTTAGATTTTAATAAAGAAACTATGTTAGCAAGACAAGAACTTGCACAAGGCATACAAACAAAACGCTGTAAAGACTGCTGGAATTACGAAAATAAAAATCAACCAAGTTGGAGAATTCAACAAAACACAATACCGAGAGATTATAAGAAAAATGTGCATCTCAATTTGCAAATTTCTTCATTGTGTAATCAATCGTGTTTTTATTGTGTCCCTGATTTAAGTAGTTCTATTAATAAGTTTGATTCTTGGATTAATCCTGGCACAGCATTATTAAGCAAAGTTGAACAGAAGAAAACTAAAATTGCTTTTGATTTTAATCATATTATTGACTTTGTAAAAAACTTACCCAAAGACACAGAACATTTTGATCTTAGTCTAACTGGTGGCGAACCATTTATTGTTGATAAATTTAATGAAAATATAAAATATATATTCAAATCATTTTTTGCTACACATCCGAATCAATCTGCAACATTAAACATTTCTACTAATACTAATATTGATGTAGAAAACTTATTTTCTTTTTATGAAATGATCAATATTCTCAAAGAAAAATATCGTTTAAGAATGATAATAACTTCTAGTGTTGAAAATTTAGAAGAACGTGCTGAGTATGTTAGAGGCGGATTAGTTTGGTCAAACTTTTTAGAAAATTTTAAAATACATAATACTAATGCCGACGGTCATGAAATACGTATGACTATTAATCCATTTACCATAGTCAATATTTCAGACTTTTTTAAATATTTCAGCGACTACCCTAAAATACATTTCCTTTACAACTATCCGTTTCAAAAGTTTTGGAGATTAGAATCAATGGATAACCGATTTGACAAAGAATTAATTAAGTTAGAAGACTATGTTATTAAAACTAATTTTGAACATAAGTTCTTTCCTGATCCGTGGTATAAAACACTAAATCAGTTTATGCTTGATGACAAGAAGAATGCCCAACTATTCAAACAAGCAATAACCGGAATCGATGAAGTCAGGAAAACAAATTGGCGAAATGTTTTCCCTGAGTACATTGATTGGATTGATTCTATTAAGTCAAATGTCAATGACAGGAACTAACCAAGGAAAAGTTTCTCTCCAGTTGGTCTTTTTACGTGTATCCATCTTATCTAAAAATACTTTAAATGCCTTTAACTTTATTGGATTAAACGGCTGACTATTATTAATACTCTTGACCACACCTTCTAGATAGTCATACAGCGAATCAACCCATTGATCTCCCCGCGGCATCAAAGATAGTACAGTTTTCAAATCTTCATCAAAGAACCCAGTAGGAAAAATACTGGGATTCATTTCGCTAGGAGCTGTTAATAAATTGAAACTATTAGTAATAGGATGTATTAATCGCCATTCGTTTAGTTTGCGAACTAATTCTGGCATGGCTTTAATCGACAACGAACTAATAGTACTATTAACTATTATTTCTAGCCACGGGCATTCATTGACCATGTAAGAGAAGTTCTTATCAAATTGTGCTAGATTTAATCCACTGCGAATATATTCTGCTTCTGGACCCCAGCAATCTAAACTGGCAATAATACCTACTCTCATTTGTTTTTCATCTTGTAGTCTTTTCATTTTAGTAATTAGTCTAGTGAACTTTTCAAAGTTTACTTTTAAGTTACTAAAAAATTTAATTTGTATACCCGGCTCAATATCGCTGGCTAACAAAAAGTCTATCATCTGTTCAGTTTCGTCTTGATAAAACGGTTCACCGCCTAGTATATGAAGTACTTGTAATGTTTTGTAATTATTTTTAAACCAGTCCCAAAATTCTGCTAGTCTAGAATCATATAATTGATCTGCTGATTCTGCGTGACTGACTAAGAATCGTTTATCTGGTTTAGGATTATTTGGATTAAATGTATAATCCCAAAATTCACCATGGACTTTATTCTCCTGTACCCATAAACTACTCAGTGTCGGGCTACAATATATACAGCTCATATTACATTTGTTACTAAAATAAATTTCCAGCATCGTCGGAGTCGTAACAATAGCTCTGTCATTTATTTTTAGTTCCGGAGAAACTAGTAAATGTGCAGAGCCATTAGACTCGTCTACTAATTTTATCTGTGTAAGTCTATCACTCATGCCGCCGCTGGCTTCGATATCTTTGCAATATTCACAGCCGTGTCCTGGCCATTCGTTGTTAAGCATTTTTGTTCTAGCTTCTAGTTTTTCCGGAGTATTATGAAATGTATGGAATTCTCCAGGTTTCATGTACGAGTGACCAGTTCTATGACATGAATTAGTTGATGATTGGTATACATAAACCGTACTCCAACTCCATTTTAGTAAACAACCGAGGTCTGATTTAATAGGAAATATTTTTTGCATATAAATATATTTATATGATAAGAACACATTATTTTTATGGTTGTAGCATGACCGCAGGCGATGAACTAAGTGATGGTGATCTCGAGTATCCATTTAAAATGGGAGTAACACCTAATTACATAGACGTAAAAACTAGGATATTAAATACTCCTCTAAAAGAGCAAGAATATTTCAAAGCAAATAAAAAGGCAGCATACCCTGCTATTTTAGGTAAAAAATGTAATATCCTTACAACAAACATTGCAGAAAATGGAATGAGTCTTAGACAGAATATTCTTAAAATTCTTTCACTAGCAACAAACTCAGAAGAATTAATTGCAAGTATATTCTTGCAAATACCAATATTAGGCAGGGAACTTTTTTTAACAGCAACTTCAGAAGAATCTATTCAGTTAGCTAATAAACTATATTTTAACAATGAATTAGAAGCGTACAGAATTGCAAAACTGATGTCACACTCTGATATACAATCGTGTGTAGAAGATATAACTGATTTAGTATTGCTAGATGGATTTTTAAAATTAAAAAATATTAAATTTACAATAATTGATATTAATAATAGTTTAAACTCTAGATTTCATTTATTAATTCCTACTAATTATCAATGGATGTATCATCTTCAAAGACATTTACCCATACTAAAAGTTATCACAGAAGAAGACTGGTGTTTTCCAAGTTGGCACATGAATCCATATGGACATGAAAAAATGGCAGACTTGATAAAAACAAACATAATAGATAAATTATGAGTGCGTATTTAACGTCAGTTAAAAAAATACAATTTGAGTTAAGCTCTACCTGTAATCTACTTTGCCTTGGTTGTGTTAGAACGGATCCTGTTAACTTTAATCAAAAAAAAGAATTCATTGATCATAAACAATATCTATCAAAAAAGACTTTTTTAAAAATTGTTTCATCAAAAGAATTTGAATCAGCAACACATTTAGAATTTTGCGGCACTATAGATGATCCATTAATGCATCCTGAATTTTTAGAAATGTTAAAACTAGCACAACAAGTTAAAAAATTCACTGTTAACATACATTCTAATGCAAGTCTGCGTAGACCAGAGTATTGGACTAAGTTAGCAGAAACTTTACTTTTACATAAAAGTCATCAAGTTAACTTTAGCATTGATGGCTTAGAAGATACTAATCACGTATATAGACAGGGCAGTAACTGGGATAAGATAATAAAAAATGCATCTGCTTTTATACAAGCAGGTGGATATGCAGTGTGGCAATATCTTATATTTCCTTGGAATGCTGATCAAATAGACGAAGCCAGAGAGTTAAGTAAAAAAATGGGCTTTGCTGAATTTCATCAAAGAATAGATCGTAGTATTGCCACACAGTTGGGTTTAGAAAAAATCAATCAACGAAAACAGTCTACTAATATTATTAAATCTAATTATTCGTCGTTAAAGGATATTACTATTGAATTAAAAGAAAAAACCAACGATAGTATTGAATGTAATAATCAAAAGAATGAAATGTATTTTGTAAGCTACGAAGGAAAATTATGGCCTTGTTGTTTTATTCAAAATGGATTATTATCAGCTGATGCGGGCAAGCGTGAATTGCTAAAAGATAGAACAGAATATAGAGATTCTGCATGGAATGATTGCAATATAAACAGCATCGGGGATATATTAAAGCATAGTTTTTTTGCGGAAGATTTAGTAGATAGTTGGAAGTCACTTGATTACGGCTTGGGAAACAAGCACAGGATACACAGATGTACCGAAGTCTGTAGTAAGAAAAAAATAAAAGAACTTCCAATTGGTCAACATAAAATTACAGAATTTATAATAGTATGAAAAAAAATATACATTTTCTTGGCTGTAGTTTAACAGCAGGGGATGAATTAAGCGACGATATTTGGTTTCCGTGGAAGACAGAATGTAAGACTATTGAAGAATTTATTGAACGTAGGCATAAATTTTTAATCAACTATACCCCAGATCAGATTATTAAATATAGGCAAAATAATAAAGATCTTGCCTATCCCTCATTGGTTGCCGTAGACGATTGTGAAATTTTTAATCACGCTGAAAATGGCAACAGTTTAAGATCAGTTATATTTTTAGCATTACAATTAATTTATACAAAACAAGTAGATATATTGTTTGTACAAATCCCACCAGCTGGAAGAGAGATGTATATGAAATTTAATAATAATGTTGATCTACAATCTTTAACTCTAGATAATCTACAATCTTTAACTTTGGCACAACCAGATAATTATGAAGACGCTGATATTAAAAACTATATTATTGCTAAAAATATGTCACACATTTACATTCACCATTCGTTGGATGATATGATCGACTTATTAATGTTAGTAAATGTAGCAAAACAGAAAAAAATTCTACTAGGAATAATAGTATTTGGCAACGAATTAGAACATAGGTTATCAGATTTAAGACTTTCGACAGAATTTAATTTCATTAGGAATAATTTCTATGACGAAGTTGATAACTTAATTAATTTTTCCTCAATTAAGGAACGTTATACATTATTATTGGGTTCCCATCCTCCTAAAGAAGCTCATATAGAAATGGCTTATGAAATTAAAAAAATATTACTTAAACTTTTAAATTCGGTAAATGATTCAGAATTTAAATAAAGTCTTAAACTTGTTGATATTTTAATGTTAGTTTGTTAAATACTACTATGACAACAGAAATAAGTAAAACCTTTTGTATCCTACCATGGGTACACCTAAGCACACGACCTAATGGACATATGAGAGTATGTTGTACTGCTAATGCAAGTTCAGTGGGTCCAACAAACGATAAAGAACACGGCGGTGAAGTAGGCATTCTTAAAAATGCTGACGGCAAACCTGCTAACTTGAATCACACAGATTTTTTAAGTAGTTGGAACAATGACTACATGAAAAACACTAGGCTTAAAATGCTGGCAGGTGAAGAACCCGCTAGTTGTACCAAGTGTTATAAAGAAGAACGTGAAGGGCACAAAAGTAAACGTGAATGGGAAACCAAATACTGGAGCGAACGTGTTGATCTCGACAAGCTATTAGCTGACACACAAGAAGACGGTGCAGTTCCTCCGCACATTGCTTATATTGATATGAGATTTGGTACTAAATGTAACTTGGCCTGTGTTATGTGTAGTCCACATGATAGTAGTCTATGGGTTCCAGAATGGAATAAAATGTATCCAGAAATTAAAAATGAAACTCTCAAAGATACAATGCAATGGGGAAGCAAAGGCAAAGAAAATGGTGCCAGTTATAACTGGCATAAAAACAATCCTGAATTCTGGACTCAATTGTGGGAACAAATTCCTAACATGAAACAGCTTTACTTTGCAGGCGGCGAACCACTAATCATCGAAGAACATTACATGATTCTTGAAGAATGTATTAAGCGTGGCTATGCCAAAGACATGGAAATTCGTTATAACAGCAATGGTGTAGAATGGCGTGAAGACTTGTTTGAACTATGGAGTCATTTTAAACTAGTTCGTTATCACTACAGCGTTGATGCCATCGAAGATCGAAATGACTATATTCGTTATCCAAGTGTATGGGAAAGAAACTTGGAAGCATTTAGACAATTAGACAACGAAACAGGAAAAAATGTAGAAGTATCCATAGCATGTGCCGTACAAGCATTAAACATTTATTATATTCCAGAGTTTCTAAAATGGAAACTACAACATGGATTTAAGAAAATTAATATGTGGCCATTTGGCGCAGGCGGCATTAACTATCACTTTGTTTATCATCCACCGCATTTAAATGTTAAGATATTACCAGCATGGTTTAAAGATGAAATCGAACGTAAGTACGAAGAGTTTATCCCTTGGTGGACTGCTAACTGGCAAAAAGGTGTGCCAAAATGGCATGAAGGTCGAGTCACAGAAGAACAGTGGCTAAACGCTGACTACGGTATTAGTAGACTACGTGGTATGGTTAAATTTGCTAAAAGTGAAGACTGGAGTAATCGATTGCCAGAGATGAAAGAGTATATAGAGTTGTTAGACAAACAACGTGGCACTGATTTTTATACCACGTTTCCTGAGATGAAAGATATCTTTAAAGATGTATGAAGATTTATTAAATTCTAAAAACTTTTGTATACTTCCGTTTGTTCACGCCCATGTATCGACAACTGGGAATAGTCATCCGTGTTGTTTAAATTTTGATGTAACTTTTGGCAATGTTAAAGAACTTGGTATTGAGAACGTATATTCAAAAAATAATACTACTCTAATTAACTTTAGGCAAGATATGTTAGATAACGGTTTGCCAAAGAGTTGTAAAAAATGTAGTAGGCCTGAATCATATGGTGATACTAGCCATAGAATTACTAGTAATGAAATGTTTGGTCATGTGTTAAATGAGATAGATGATCTAGTAAACAATGAAGATATGTTTCTTTGGGACGTTCGTTTCAGTAACTTATGTAATTTAAAATGTCGTATGTGCAGTCGGGGTTCTAGCACTAGGATAGCAGAAGAAGAAGGCGCAGACGATGTACTGGTTAAGCCGTTTAATGAGTATGAAGAATTTTTTGATTTCTTTATTAAAAACATAGATCACGTAACAGAGTTTTATTTTTGTGGCGGTGAACCATTGATGATGGAAGAACACTATAAGGTATTAGATTTATTGGTTGAATATAAAAAGTTTAATGTAGTGCTACGTTATAATTCAAACTTAACTGTATTAAAATTAAAAGATAAGAACGTTATCGACTATTGGCGGCAATTTAAAAAGGTTAAAGTATCGGCTAGCATTGATGCTGGATGGGAACAGTTAAGTTATATTCGTCATGGAGCGGATTGGGATATTGTCCTTAAAAATCTATTAAACATTCGCCATAATGCAAGTCACGTGAGACTTGCAGTAGGAGCAACCGTGAATATATTCAACGCTTTTCATGTTTTTAAAATGTACAAGTATTTGCTCAATCAAGATCTAATAGAACCTGATAGGATGTATTTTATTCCGGTTTTTGGTAATACAAGTTTATCTTGTTTACCACTCGATATGAAAAGAAAAGTCAACGACTATTGGCTTGCTGAATTAGATGAAGTTACTGAACAAAATGTCATTGATTCTGGAATGGCGTTATTACAAGAAATGAATAACATAGATAAAAGTTATATGCTGCCAAAATTCATTGAAGATGTAAAAGAATTAGATCGAAAACGTAATGAAAACTTTGTAGAAGTTTTCCCTGAATTAAAGGAATTATTAAATGGCTAAAGATTTAGAATGGGTTCCTGGTGATCCACTTAAAAAAGAATATATACCAGTAGATAACGTTGAACATCCTCGTTGGGCGTCTACCTGGGGTGATAGCTATGCCGTTGATAATCTATTTGACGATGACGAGTTAGATTGGTTAGAAGATCTAATGCACAGACAACATCGTAGTCGCAGAGTCAAACGCAGCGGGACATTGCACTTTAATGTAGATAATCAATTAATACAAAATAAATTTTACGAAAAACTTAAAAGCGTTATACCTGAACTAACCAACGAAACAATATGGGAAGGTAATTTTTTAATTACTGCTACTCCATATAACTTGCACATCGATACCGGAAACCCTGCTACATTAAAAAACACAGATAGTATTCCTGGTAAACAATTTATTATTCCACTTTGGATCTGTGATAAACATAAAGAGGAAGGTCTAGAACTAGATTGTGGTACAGCAATCTTTAAAAATAGATTTCTAATGTATGGAACAAACTTTGCCAAAGGTGATGCCAAGTATGACACAAACGTATTCTTCACTGTGCGTAACTATGATGATTTGGTATGTTATCGTAAAGACGGTTCAATGTGGGATGTAGATTGGAACAAGCAAACTGTCAGTGACAGTGACTATAATAGATATTTTCGACATTATAATAAACAATGGTTACAGGGTTTTGAATTAGAAGCTGTATATAATTGGAAGCGTGGCGGTATTATTGTATTTGATCGTTGCCAAGCACACAGCGGAGTTAACTTCCCCGACAATGGCGTAACTATGAAATGTGGATTATCAATGATGTCTACTATTAAAAAATGATAGAAAAAGAAAACGTTAGGATAGTTCACGTTGAGGCAAGTAGCAGATGTAATAGTCAATGTCCTATGTGTAGCAGATATACAGGACATGGATTTGTTCAGCCAGATTTAATCGAGGGCGATTTAACGGCAGATGTATTTTATAAGTTATTCACTACAGATTTTGCTGGTCAATTGGATCATGTATACTTTAGCGGTGTGTACGGAGATCCTTGCTTGAACAAATTATTGCCAGAGTTTGTTAACTACTTAATAGACAGCGGTGTTAAAAGTGTTAGCATAGATACCAATGGTGGCTATCGCAGTGAAGATTGGTGGGCAAGCATGGCTCGTCCCAACGTATTAATTAACTTTGCATTAGACGGCACTGACAATGAAGCATTAGAAAAATATAGAATAGGTGTTAAGTATGATAAAGTATATTCTAACTTACAAGCATATGTAGCCGCCGGCGGACAAGCACAATGGAACTTTATTGCATTTAAACACAATGAACATCAAGTTGAAACTGCTAAACAATTAGCCAAAGACTTGGGTGTCAAGTTTAGACTTAAAGTTACTCAAAAATTTAGAGGTAAAAAAGACTTTAAAGTTATGGTAGAAGGCAAACATGTGTTTACATTAGAGCCACCGGAACAAGAACAGTTTAGACACACTAATATAGGTAAAGAAGAACACGTACCAATTACATTATTTAAGTTTGATCTCAAGCATTATTCTAAATTAAATAACAATAAGATAAACTGTAAGAGCTTAGAACGACAGGAAGTATATTTGGCAGCAAATGGTATGCTCATGCCATGCTGTTATTTGGGTACACATACACATGACAGTCCGGGCGCATGGAATCTCAACGAAAATTATAATTTAAAAGATTTTGATTTGAATATACAGTCAGTAGACTATGCGCTTAAAAAACAGTATAATATAAGTTCAAAATGGAATGAAACAATAGAAAACGGAAATCTTATTACTTGCCTGCATACCTGTGGCAATCAAGAAAATACAACCCTGTATATAAACGATAAGATGGAAAAAGAAAGTATATTAAAGTCAAAGTAAGCATATGACAACAAGTAAAACATTCTGTATAATGCCTTTTATACATCAAAATATCAAGCACGAAGGCAAAGTTGGTGCTTGCTGGAGATATCCTGATCGTATCGGAGACTATCGTAGTCAAACATTAAGTGAAATTTGGAACAGTACAGAAACAAAAGAATTGCGTCGTGCAGTATTAAATGATGAGCGTCCTACAGGATGTCGTAGTTGCTGGGACTTTGAAGACAGCGGTGTTGCAAGTACACGGCAGACATGTAATGAAACATACAAAGACAGCTACAATATAGACTTTGACGAAGTTATTAGTAAAGTCAATAAAGAAGACTATTCAATGCCATATGAGCCACAAAGCATTGAAATACGTTTTGATAATACGTGTAATCTACGTTGCAGGCATTGCAGTCCCACTTACAGTAGTCAATGGGAAGTATTAGCATTTAAAGACGACGAAGTTAAAAAGTTCTTTACCAAGCATGGTGCCGGCAGACTTGAAAAGAAACATATCAGTTTACCGGAACGTAGCTTTGAAGAGTTTAAAAATGCTATACCCCACTTACGTGAAGTATTAATTGCTGGCGGCGAGCCGTTACAACAAAAGCGTCATTGGGAAATGATTGATGCTATGGCAGGACATGAACAAAATATAACACTAAGTTATAACAGTAATCTAGTAGCATTGGGCTTGGGTTATTACAACGTATTAGATCACTGGCCTAAGTTCAAGAAGATTATTCTACGTGTGAGTATTGACGGAGATGACACTACATTTAGTTACTTTAGAACTTATGGTGATATCAATAAGATTGTAGCCAATGTGCAAAAATTGCACGAACTTAAAAATATTGAAATGAGTTTGACTACAACTGTTAGCATTTATAATATAACTAGATTAGTTGATATTGTTAAGTTTGTTAATGCCGCTGGCGGATTATTTCATACAAGTATGGTCCAATATCCCAAAGCTATCAATCCCAAAGTATTGCCTGCAAATATCAAATCAAAAGTTACTGCTGATTGGACAGCGTTCAAATTAACATTAGATGATTCTGCATTATGGAATCATAGTCAATGGAGCAATGAAAAACGTAAACAACAACAAAAGAAACGTATTGTTCGTTACGGTGATCATGCAGTTAATTATATGAATGCCGATGACTATACGTCAGAACTAGGCGAAACTGCTGAGTATATTAACTTCATGGACAAACACAATAACACTAGTTTTGTTACTGTGTATCCAGAGTTAGCAAGTATTCTTTAACGCGATTAAGGATCTCAGGAACAATAGATTGTCCTGAATTCTTTCTAACTTTATCCATAGAATCTATATAATTAATAAAGTCCCTAGAAGAATCTTTACTGCCTTCGGCTTTACTAATTAGTTGTTCTAATTTAAGTAAGCTAGCACCTATACACTCTGGAATGCCACCTAAATCTGCGTATTTTACAACAAACTCTTCTCGATAGGCATTAACCCATGTTAGCACATCTGAATAGTATTCTTTTGGCAATATATTTAGATTGATATAGCTAGGATCATGCGCCGGCTGTAATTTAAAGAATCCATCATATTCAGTTGCCAGCAAGCTGGATCTAAAAACAGTAATTTTATTACCCGAATCTTTATATTTGTCCATCCACCATGTCATCAGTTTAGGTATTTCTAATATGCTTAATACACTCAATGTTGTTGACATAATAATACTAATATTTTCATGTTGTTTGCCAAATGCCAGCCAATGATCAATGGCATTACTAACAGTTTGTTTAGCATCACCTTCCCAAATACTTCCATAACGAATATAGTCATTGGCTTGACCAAACGCATCAATGCTTAGATTTAACTGTACAGCTTCAAACTTAGCTAGATTTTCTAATAACTTGGGACTAGGGATATAACTGCAATTGGTATATATTTCTAAGCTAATCTGTGCTGGTCTGCCTTTTTCACAGATTAAGTCAATGAATTTAATGAACTCTGGATTTATCATAGGCTCGCCGCCAGTGAATTTAATAACACGCAAAGTCTTTAGTGTTTCTTCATTGGGAACAAATTTTAAGTTATCTAATTTTTGAAATACTTGACGTTTAATATTTTTATTTACAATTTGATTTAATTCTAATTCATCGTTATGCCATGTCGTACTCAGTGAGCTGTTGCAAGTTAAACAAGCTAGATTGCAATAGTTACCAAAGCCTACTTCTAAAAATTCTAATTTTGGTTCTGCATATTTGGGTCGCTTGTGTAGAAAGCCTTCATTATATAAGATAGCAGAACCTAAACGCATACTTTGTTGTACTTCGCCTTTAGTTCCCTGTTCTTCTTTATAACATTTGTAACATCCTACTAAAGGAGTCTTGTCTACAGTATAATCTCTTGCGGCACTCCAGTAATCTCCAAAGAAGCTTTCTTCCATGGTATTAGTTTGTATTGTGGATTTTTCTCTGTTTGGACTAAGTTTTAATAGCATGTCGGTGCTATTTGGTTCTTTGGAAGCTCTGTGGGCTTCGTCACCAATATCATACCGACAACAAAGTTTACTTTGTCCAGTTGGCTTGTACTGAATGTGCATCCATGGAAGTATGCAGGAGCTAGGATTACGTTTAGTATATAGTTTGCCTGAAAAGTCTTCTTCACTTAAATTATCAGTTGTGGCAATCTGGGTCACACTGGGATACAACTTAATATTTTTAAGCCACAGATTATGTAATATATTATCAATGGCATCTTGATATTTTGCAGAATCATAGCCTTCTGGATTAACATCAATCTTTACAAACTGACTTAGTTTTTTTCTTAGATGCGGTAAACGGTCCAAGAATGTAATAAACTGTGTATTATTTTCTATGATGTCAATGTTCAAATAAGTAAAATGACAGTTCTTGAAGCTATTCCACGATTCTGTAAAATTATCGTAGTCGTATCTTATAGTTTTGTCTAATGGAGAATTCTTTTTATATCGTAGCACAAAAGGTGCGCCTTCGAGGTTAAACTTAGTTAATCCTTGTTCAATGTAATTAAGTAGTCCAGAATAATCATATTCTTGATTGGTTTCTACTTTACCATCCCATGCTAGTAGATACTTGAACATTTCAATATGTGTGGGATTCTTATCGTAAATGATAAAGTGCAAAGGCTCATTATCTCTATTTTCTTTTCGTTGGCCAATACTTCTAACCAGCATATTAAAAATGCTGTCAGCTGGACCTATAAATCTAGTAAATGTATTATTTAATACGCCCTTACCGTGGCTTGCTTCGTGTTCTTTTATAATTGAAAATGGCTTCATGTATGTATTTAACGCTTGTAAATTAAATTTGTAGGCACTAAATACTGATAACAATATTAATTGTTTCGATTTAAGGAAAATATTATGAGCAGAGTTCATGAACTTATTAAGAATAGACATACAACTCGTTTGATGACTGATGCAATCAAACCAGAAGATGTCCAAACTATTATGGAATCGGCACGCCGAGCCCCTAGTAAAAATAAAATTTACGGATACAAAGTAATAGCATTGACAAACAGCGAGCAAGGTAAAAAACTAAAGCAAGTATTGTGCGATGATATCACTTTGTATGAAGAAGACGACAGCCGTATCATTTATTTAAAACAAACTTTGGCACCGCTGGTTTTGATATATGTTGCTAACCCAGCACCAGAACATCAAATGGTAAATGTTAAAGAAGAACACGGCGAAGAAGTATTCGACAGTTGTTACAGCGATGTAAAAGGTGAAGCTGATCGTTATGCTATGATTAAAAGTAGCGTTCGCGATGCTATGATCAGTGCAACTTACGCACAACTTACAGCAGAAGATTTAGGCTATGGTACAGCATTTGTAGCCTGCGGTTTAGAAAGTGTTATGAGTAATCGTCAATTTCACGATCTCTGGGTCAAAGAATTTGGCGCAGATTATAAACAACAACCCGTTGAATCTGTGGTATTAATGTGCATTGGTCCTAAACATGAAAAGATCACAAACTTATACAATGGCACAGATACTGAACGTAAGGAGGCTTATCTAAATGGTGAGACTCACTATCGTCGTGCAGGCCGTGAAGAAAGTTTTTTTGTAAATAAAAAACAAGAAGCGATGTTCACTGAAGTATGAGCAAAAAATGTTGGGTACCTTATAATGAGGTAAACATTCTAGTTGGTCAAGGCACATTAAATTATTGCTGTAAAGTAAGCAATGAATGGATGAGTCTTGACCACGATATTTCTCATGGCTCGGAAATTGTTTCCAACAATAAACTAACTGCTTTCCGTCAAGGATTATACATAAAAGGTATGCCGATGGCATGTATGGCTTGCAGAGTATCCGAACTAGAAGGTAGTTTGAGTTGGAGACAGCAAGAAGGTATTGTGCCTCCACAATTTGATAATCAAACAGACTTAATGTCTAACTCTGCATATTTTAATCAAATCAACATTTATTTTGACAATCATTGTGATAGTGCCTGTTTATACTGTAATGAAGATTATAGTAGCAAATGGGAAGCTGAAAAGATACGCAATGGTGAAACTTGGTTAGAAGATAGAAGTAATACTAGAAAAACAAACTATCAATCTAGAATACAAAAAATTCATGAGTTTTTAATAAAAGCAGGTGAAGAGATTCCTAAAAAAATACCAGGACAACTTTTATACGAGATCGGCGTAAACCTAACTTTTTTAGGCGGCGAACCCTTATTAAGTCCCGAACTTCGAGATGGAAAGTTAGAAACATTTATTGATGATTTTTATACTCATGCTCCAAAAGATTATAATGTCACAGTGACTATACATACTAATGCAAATTCAAATAAGTATGTATTAGATAGATTTTTTCAATCAATTGAAAATTTAAAAAATAAATATCCTAGATTAAATATTAAAATAGTAATGAGTATCGAGTCTATTGGAAAAGCGTTAGATTATATTCGTTATGGAAGTACATGGCATCAGGTAGAAGAAAATGTTCATAGATATATGTCTAACAAATCTATTTTCATAGTTTCATTTAATCCAACATTTAATATTTTAAGTTTACCAAACAGTCCTGAATACTTCAAGTGGCTAGTTGGTATTAAAGAACAATACAATGATAGAGAGTTATTTGTTTCTTCTAATGTAGTATTCAGTCCAATGTACCTTAATCCTTATAATGCCAGCGAATATTTTAAACCACAAGTACTCGAATCTTTAGAAATAATTAAAAATAACAAAGACAAGTTTGAACTTGGTTCATACAATAACTTAGTCAATAGATTTGAAGATTTGCACAAAAATATGCAAAAACGTTTGCTTCCTGAATTTGTCGAAATGATCGAGTACGTTAAAAAAAATCGTAACATGGACATTGCCGATTATATCCCAGACTGGGAGAAAAATGTCTGATCATTGGTTTCCTGTTCCTTCTAATAATGCGTGTTTATTAAAGTGGAGTTGGAGCAGTTTATATCTTTGGACTGGTACTAGTAGCAGTTGTCATAGAGTACAAAATGTCAAAGTGCATGATATAGAACAATTTCATAATACTCCTGAAGTTATAGAAGATCGTCGTAGAATGTTAGCCGGGCAATGGCCAGGAAGAGGTTGTGAAAGTTGCAGAGATCAAGAACAATACAGCGGCTTTAGTGATAGAAAGAAATGGTTGTCATCTGAAAATAATAAAAAATATGTGCCAATGGAGTTGTATCAAAATCCAACTCAGCTAGTAACTAATCCTACTATGGTAGAGATTTATTTTAATAATAAATGCAATCTAAAATGTTTGTATTGCGGACCATTTTTAAGTAGTGCTTGGCAACTTGAGGAACAACAATTTTCAAACATACAATATAAAGAACAAAATAATGCGTTATATAATCAAAATTTAACAGGCTTTTATCGCTGGATGGAAAACAACTACGCTAAAGTTAAGGAGTTTCATATATTAGGTGGTGAACCTTTTATACAAAAAGAAACATTTGACTGTATAGATTGGATGTTGGAACATCCTAATATGGATTTAGATTTTGAAATATTTTCTAATATGCAGATCAAGCCCGAATTGTTTAAAAGAAATATGGAAAAAATTAAACAACTAACCAAGGTTACTAACAGCGTTGAAATAACAGCAAGTATAGATTGTTGGGGACCCGAAGCAGAATATATTAGAACTGGACTAGACTTGGTAGTATTTAAAGAGAATATGGAATATTTAATTTATGAATGTCCAGAAGTCATACCAACCATGAACTGGACAGTTTCATCATTATCTATTCCTACTACTGCTGAACTTGTCGAGCAAGTTATTCATTGGAACAAAACAAAGCCCAATCCCGAACAAAGAATAGCTGTTAACTATAACAAATGTATTGAACCCGAATTAATGGATCCGCATATAATGCCGCCGGGAACGTTTGCTAAAGAATTTTCTAATCTAATAGAATTAAATAAAGAGATGATAGACAATGATTTATATAGGGAATACGTAAAGTCTATTTTTACAGAAATAGATAGTAGTCCGTCTAAACCTGATAAGATTACTGAACTAAAGAAGTTTTTAGATAAAATGGACTCAAGGCGTGGAACAAATTGGCATATAATGTTTCCTTGGCTTGATGGTATATAATGACACAACATACAACTTATTGTTCAAAATCGTGGACTGACATAAACATTGATTTTGAAACACGCAGTCTTCGACATTGCTGTAAGGCGCAGCCAGAAACGTTTCCAATTAAATTGGATTTAAAATTTATTAATAATAGTGATAATATACAACAACGACGTTTAGACAGTCTTAATAACATAGAGCATCCTGATTGCTCTGATTGTTGGGACAATTATAGAGATACAAATAGTGCTTATAAAGATTGGGTCAACAAGTGGGACGATGACTATATAAGTAAAAATCGCAGTTTATTAGAACAGAAAAATTCAGATCAGTTTACACATTACATAGAAATAAAAACTGATAAAACTTGTGACATGAGTTGTATATATTGCTCATCTTTTAGCAGTAGTAAAATAGCGCAGGAGGAAGGAATTGAAATACTAGATTCTACAAATAAAAATGATTATGATGTATTTAAACAATGGATCTATCAACATATTACTCAAGAAGAAATAAAATCAAAGGTTGTTGTTTTTATGTTTTTAGGCGGCGAGCCGACTGCCAGTGAAAACTTTTACGACTTGGTTGATTATATAGAATCATTGGCTAGCAAAACAGATAAAATTATTAGAGTAGAAATATGCACCAATGCTAATAGCAAAAAGTATCTAATGGATAAAATTATTAATAAAATGGACACTAGTAAACTATCTTGGGGAATTGGCATAAGCAATGAAAGTTATGGTGAAGTATCTGAGTTAATACGACATGGCCTAGACTGGCAACGATTTGAAGAAAACTTTAGAAGGTATATTCAACATGCAAAAACAGATGTAATTGTGTTAAGTCCTAGTGTTAACATTTTTAACTTAAAACATTTTTACAAATATGTTAAATGGGTGTATGAACAATTTAAAGTGTATGCTCCGGAAAAAGAATTTATTTGGTATGGCAACTTTATTAATCGCCCCGGAGCGATGGACATAGCAAATCTTCCGGCTTCATACATTAAATATGTAGAGTTAGCAAGAAATGTTGCATTAGAAAATACCAGTTCTAAACAAACATATCAAGATGAATTCTTTAAATATTTTGATAGCATGGCGTCTCGAATTAATTCATCATATGATCCAAATTATAAAATACTTGCAGAACAATTCTTACTTAAAAAACAAGCAGTAAAGAAAACAGACAAACTAATCAAACTAATGGAAAATTTAGACCTATGATAGACCTTGACATAATGCCATTAAGAGTGTTACAATTAGAAGCCGCTAGAATTATTAGTAGCATGGAAGCTACTAATGATAACATATACAAGTTTAACAAAGAAAGCAGACACGATAGTACAGGCTGGTACAAGGCTGCTATTAAATGGTATATTGCAGAATACGGCGGATTACCCAGTGAAGCAGGCCCCGGAAAAGAAGTAAAATTTATATACGAACAAAATGAGTGATTTAAAAACCAGTGAATACGACTTTACTAAGATACCTTACAGTGACTTAGTTAGGGTTGGACAAAGAACAATGCTATATCGTGACATGTTTACAGTGTCTTGGCTATTGGGACGCTACTGTAACTATCGTTGTAGTTACTGTTGGCCGTATGCCCGCAGTGATACAAAAGATCACCGTCCTACTCCTTTAATGTTACACACAGTAGATGAAATCAAACGTCAAGCTAGAGCAAATGGATTCAATAGTTTTCACTTTAGTCTAAGTGGCGGTGAACCAACATTCCATCCTGCTTATATTGACATCCTTAATCATCTAAATAACGATGCTGTCAATACAAACTATACCAGCGTACATATGACCAGTAATATGAGTCGCCCTATGAAATGGTTTGAAGAACAGTATGTGCCAGCAGTCAAAAACTTTCATCGTGCTAGTATTACAGCCAGTTGCCATCGTGAACATGTCGACACAGATAAGAAAGTAGAAGATTTTGCAGACAAACTAGTGTTATGTCAAGAATATGACACACAAATAACTATCAACATGGTTATGGTACCCGAGCAGTTTAATGAGATATATGACTTATCGTTGTACTTCCATAACAGAGGTATTAATGTAACACTCAAGCCACAAAGCGATCCCACTGCTAGCAGAGTTGTAGATGGTTACACTCCTGAGATGTTAGCAAAATTACACAATGGCATGCCGCAACGTGCTTATACTGAAGAGAAAGCATTAAAGTCAGGACTTGTACAACGACCCAAGCCGACATTTATGATTGACAAGGCAGATACACAGCGTAAGAAACAAGTAGACATTGATCCACATTATCAAATCGAATTTATTGATAAAGAAGGCAAGCCCTGGTTCATGGACCAAGCAGAACGTTTTAACGCATTTAACTTTAATAACTTTAATAAGTGGGAATGTAGCAGTGGCTTTCGCAGTATTATTATTAGAGAACCTGATGGTACAGTAAAACGTAGTTATAGCTGTAGCGAAGTTCCTTTAGGACATATTGAAACCGGCTTTAAGTTATACGATAAGCCTATGCCCTGTGGTGGCACAAGTTGTGTAAGTAGTGCAGATAGTAAGATTCCAAAACGTGCTCCTGGTACTAAGTTGCCGTTGTTTCCGGGAGATAAAAGTTATGAGTAATACGTTTTGTCCTATCCCGTGGAACTTCCAAGCAGTTCGTAACAATGGTGATATCCGTGTATGCTGTCAAGCAAACGTAACAGAGAATCAAGGAGTGGTTAGACACGAAGATGGAACTCCTTATAATGCTGGCCGAGACAATATGGAACTAGCCCGTAATGCCACTTTAATGAAAGAAGTTCGTAAGAACATGTTAGTGGGTGAGTGGAGTCAAGAGTGCGGTCGTTGCCAAAGTGAAGAATCTAGTGGACTTAACAGTCGTAGACAATACGAATTAGATAACTGGAAATTCAGCATTGATGATGCTCGTTATATAACAGACGAAGATGGTAGTATTAAAGATAGAAACTTAGAATATTATGATCTACGTTTTGGTAATTTGTGTAATCTAGCTTGTCGTATGTGCGGACCCACCGACAGCCATACTTGGTATGAACAGTGGACTGAATATCACGGCAGCGACGAATACAAAGATACACACGGAACAGTTAAACTAGAACGTAATGAGAATGGTAGATTGTCTACCACAGATTATGATTGGCATAACAGCGAGTCTTTTTGGACACAGATAGAAGCCAACATTCCAAACATCAAGCATGTTTATATGGCAGGCGGCGAGCCTATGATGATTGAACGTCACTACGAGTTTCTACAAAAATGTATTGATGCCGGTCAAAGTAAGAAGATGATCATAGAATACAATACTAATATGAGTAACTTACCCAAACGTGTATTAGATATGTGGACACAGTTTAAACAAGTACGAGTAGGCGCCAGCATGGATGGCATGGGCGAAACAGTTGAATATCAGCGTTGGCCTTTAAAGTGGAGTCAAGCATACAAGAACTTGCAGAAACTAGATGAATACGCAGAAAAGAATCCAAACATACTTGCTTGGTTGGCATGTACAGTAACGGCTTATAACATTTGGCACGTGCCTCGTTTTATGAAGTGGAAGTTACAAGACAGCGGCTTTACTAAAATTAACAGTACTAAGAAGCGTCCTATTATAACACATCACGTAGCACACGGACCAAAGCGTGTTAATGTACGTGTATTACCCACAGATATGAAACAAGAGATTGTTGAATACTATGCTAAATGTATCTCAGAGTTTAAAGCTGAGTATCCAGAAGACATTGCTAAGAATGCAGAAAACATATTAAACAGTATTACAAAATATATGCTAGGTGCAGACTACAGTGATAAGTTACCAGAGTTCGTTAAGTTTACAAAGTACTTGGATCAAGCCCGTGAGCATAGCATATTAGACATTGCACCAGAATATAAGAGGTTGTTTGAATGAAAATATTAATATCGGGCAATTCTGCTTATGGTTTGGCAGAAGCTCTTAATACAGAACTAACAGGACACGAACTTACTTTTGTCAGCAGAACAACGCATAAGTTGGATTTAACTAAAGCAGAAAATCAACAAGTATTTGCTGATATGAGTGTTAATTACGATATAGTTATTATTAACAGCGCATTGTGGAAGTTTAATCAAACACTATTGTTAGAAGCAGTATACAAAAAACTTAAAACAGAGAACAAACAAACTTTAATTATTTGTATTGGAAGTACAACTGACAGAGTCATGAAAGCAACTGATTGGTTATATAATGCTGAAAAGAAAGCTCTTCGTGATTATGCTAACAGTTTGGGTATGACAGGTGTGTGGGCAAACAATCCTAAAGTTACTTTAATTAGTTTTGGTACATTATCTAATAATCAAACCAAACATCCTGACAGGAAAACAATGTCAACAAAACAGGCTGCTGATTACATTAAATGGATAATCTCGCAGCCTGCGGGAGTTCACATTAATGAACTCAGTGTAGATCCTTTACAGACCTAATTTATCTTTGAACTCTCGCAACTCTCTAATGCCAAGCCCTGCGTCTAGACCCAGGGCTTTTTCGTCATTGCCATATTGCTCAACTAGTAAAGCCCATTTTTCTTTGCTGATTAAGTTTTTAACTAAGTCATACTCTCCTGCACTTAGCTTAACTGAGTTAACTGAATAGTCTTCAAATGCCGAGCAGGCTTCTGGAAACAATGGTTTAACTAAGTCATACATAGCACCTGCAAACTCTCGGATCTCCCATTGTGCATGTGGATCCATACGCAAGCGAGCCATGTGCAGAAAGTTTTTCAAGTTAGATTTCCAATACAATTCTGTATATCCGCCTACTGGAAGCACACTTCTAGCTAATTCACGTGCAAGTCCAGCATCTTCCTTGCCCAGTAAACTTGCATATTCTTTGTATGCATTATGAAAACTGCGTTGGAAGGCATGTTGTACGC